CGCCTCAAGCGGCGGCCACCGCCGCAAAGAAGGCGGGCCAAGCCGCTAAGCCGTGGCAAGTCGGAAGCTAACGCGAGGCCAGCGCAACTGCGCTTGGATTGAACAATTTTGCCGAGTGCCCGAGGGTCGCATGGTCGGGCAGCCGGTCAAGCTGCGGTCATGGCAGAAAAAGGAAATATGCCGGATCTATGACAATCCGGCTGGCACCCGCCGGGCCATTCTGAGCTTTGGGCGCAAGAACGGCAAAACGGCGCTCGCGGCCTTCCTGTTGCTGCTTCACACATGCGGGCCGGAAGCGGTTCCGAATTCGCAGCTCAATTCGGCTGCGCAGTCGAGAGACCAAGCCGCCATCCTGTTTGCGCTGGCGGCCAAGGTGGTGAGACTGTCGCCCGATCTGAGCGCTGTGGTGGTTATTCGGGACACGGCCAAGCAACTGGCCTGCCCAGAGCTTGGCACCCTCTATCGGGCTCTTTCGGCCGACGCGGCGACCGCTTACGGCCTGAGCCCCGTATTCATCGTTCATGATGAGCTGGGGCAGGTGAAGGGCTCTCGCTCTGAACTCTATGAGGCGCTTGAGACTGCTTGCGCCGCGCACGATAACCCGCTCTCGATTATCATTTCGACACAGGCGCCGACCGATGCCGATTTGCTTTCGGTCCTGATCGATGACGCCCTGACTGGTGCCGACCCCCGGGTGGTGGTCTCCCTCTACACCGCTGACCCCTCTGCTGACCCCTTCGCGGCGTCGACCATCAAGCAGGCGAACCCTGCATTCGGCGACTTCCAGAGCGAAAAAGAGGTGCTTGGTTCGGCAGAAAGCGCCCGGCGCATGCCGAGCCGGGAAAGCGAATATCGCAACTTGATCCTCAATCAGAGGGTCGACCGAAACAACCCGTTCATCAGCCGCAGTGTCTGGGAATCGAACGGCGATGAGCCCGTGGATTGGGGTGACCAGCCCGTCTATGCGGGCCTTGACCTGTCCTCTACCGGTGACCTTACGGCCTTCGTCCCCATGGCTTGGGTTGATGATGCCTGGCAGGTCCGCCCCACGTTCTGGCTGCCTGCCGAGGGGCTGCGCGAAAAGGCCCGGGCCGACCGGGTGCCATACGATGTCTGGGCCGAGCAAGGGTTGCTTGAGACGGCGCCGGGTCGCGCGATCGAATACGAGTATGTCGCGCACCGGCTCTACGATTTCGTGATGGAAAACAACGTCGCGAAGATCGCCTTTGATCGCTGGAACATGAAGCATCTGAAGCCGTGGCTGATCAAAGCCGGCTTCACAGAGGAAATGATAGAGGGCTTGTTCGTCGACTTTGGGCAGGGTTTTCAGTCCATGTCGCCCGCCATGCGGGACATGGAATCCGCCCTGCTGTCCGGCAAGGTCCGACACGGAATGCACCCGGTTCTGACCATGTGCGCCGCCAATGCGGTGGTCACGACTGACCCGGCTGGCGGGCGCAAGCTGAACAAGGCGAAATCGACGGGACGAATTGACGGCATGGTCGCCTTTACGATGGCGTTCGGGGTCGCCCCCGATGACCCGGCAGAAGGCGAGCCGGAATTCCAGATGATGATTATCTAGGGGTGATCCCAATGCAGAACCGCGCGTATTCGTTCATCACGGTCAAGGCGTTCGATGAGAGCGAGAGGATTATCGAGGGCATCGCCTCGACGCCGACCCCTGACCGGGTTGGCGACATAGTCGAGCCCATGGGAGCGAAGTTCAAGCTCCCGATTCCGTTTCTGTGGCAGCATCAGCATGACAAGCCCATTGGCCACGTCGTGGAAGCAACGCTTGGCCCCAAGGGCATCGCCTTCAAAGCGCAGATCGCCAAAACTGACGAAGCCGGCCCGCTCAAAGACCTGCTCGACTTCGCATGGCAGAGCATCAAAATGAAGCTGGTCGGCGCCGTATCGATCGGCTTCAAGCCGCTCGAATACGCTTTCCTCGATGAGGGCGGCATTCGATTCAATGAGTGGGATTGGTTCGAGTTGAGCGCCGTCACCATCCCCGCTCAGCCCGAGGCAGTTATCAGCACCGCCAAGTCAATCGATGCTGTCCGCACGCTCGACGCTGGCCTGCGCAGGGCCGCTGGCGTGCCAGAACCCGAAATTCCGCAAGCACCCGAACCCGCCGCGTCCGGCAAAGTGGTTCGCGTCGTCAAGCTGGATGATCCCGCCCGCGCTGGGGCGAAGCCGTTTGTAATCCGCGAGATCAAACGGGCCTGAACTCAAGCCCACGGGCTGATTTTCCATAGAAAGGAACGTGCAATGGCTACCATTGCCGAGCAGATCGCTGCATTCGAGACCAAGCGCGCTGCGCTGGTCGCGGCCAACGAGGCCATCATGTCCAAGGCCGCTGATGATGGCGCCACCCTGGACGCTGCGCAGGAAGAGGAATTCGACGGCAATCAGGCCGACATCGAAGCAATCGACAAGCATCTGGTGCGACTGAAGGCTGTCGAAAAGACCGCCATTTCCAAGGCTGTCCCCGCCGCTGGCCAGAGCAGCGAAGAGGGGTCGCAGTCGCGCGGTCACCAGCGCATCGAGGTCAAGGGCACGAACCTGCCAAAGGGTACGGCCTTCACGCGCTATGCGATGGCGCTGGCCCGCTCCAAAGGCAACCTCATGCAGGCGCAGGAGATTGCCAAGGGCTGGACTGACACCCCGCAGGTCGAGACCGTGCTGAAGGCTGCTGTGGCGGCTGGTACGACCACCGACACCACTTGGGCGAAGCCGCTTGTGGAATACGAAAACATGGTCGGCGAATTCGCAGAGCTTCTGCGTCCCGCGACGATTATCGGGCGTATCCCCGGCCTGCGCCGCGTTCCCTTCAACATCAAGATTCCTCGCCAGACGGCGGGCTCTTCTGTTGGCTGGGTCGGTGAAGGCAAGCCCAAGCCGGTTAGCGCTCTGGCGTTCGATCAGGTCACGCTCGGCATGGCGAAGACGGCGGGCATCGTCGTGATCACCGACGAGCTGGCCCGTTCATCGACCCCGGCCGCAGAGGGTGTCGTTCGCGACGACCTTGTGGCGCAGACTGCGCAGTTCCTTGACAGCCAGTTTGTGGACCCCGCCAAGGCTGCATCTGCCGGTGTTTCGCCTGCTTCCATCACAAATGGCGTCACGCCTGTTACCGCAAGCGGCACTGATGCCGACGCGGTGCGCGCTGACGTTCAGGAGCTGATGGGCAAGTTCATCACTGCAAACCTGTCTCTGGCAGGCGCGGTGTGGATTATGACCGAAATGCAGGCTCTGGGCCTCGCCCTGATGCTCAATCCGTTGGGGCAGCCGGAATTCCCCGGCCTTGCGATCAACGGCGCGAGTGGCGGCACCTTCTTTGGCCTCCCGGTTGTTCTCTCTGAGAACATCCCGGCCAATGCAGGCTCCGGCGAACCGGTTGTGGGCGCAGGCGCGCGCATCATCCTGGCCAAGGCGAGTGAAATTCTGCTCGCTGACGATGGCCAGACGATGCTCGATGTCAGCTCTGAGGCGTCGCTGCAGATGGACAGTGCTCCGACCGACCCGCCAGTGGCCAACACCGTGTTCGTCTCGCTCTGGCAGATGAACATGATCGGCATCCGTGCCGAGCGCTACATCAACTGGGCGAAGCGCCGCGCTGGTGCCGTGCAGTTCATCGATAGCGCCAACTACGGCGCCGGCTAAATCATGATGATGAGGGGTCGGCTTCGGTCGACCCCTCATGCTTGGAGGTTGCGATGAAGCATCAAGCCTATTTCACCCGCGCAATGCAGGCCAAGGATCGCCGCTTCGCCCGTATTTTCGCGAAGCTTGGCTATGAGACTGCCGACATGGTGGCGGAAGAGCCGGGCAAGGATGACCTTGCCGAGCTTCGCGCGACTTATGAAAAGGTGCTCGGAAAGCGGCCATTCATGGGCTGGGATGCCGAGACGCTGGCAGCCAAGATCGCAGAGGCGAAGGGACTCTGATGCGCCTTTTGGGCCTCAACATCACCCGTGAGAAATCGGCGGGGCTATCCTCCGTCGACAATCGCGGGGGGTGGTGGCCGATCATTCGGGAATCGTTCACGGGCGCTTGGCAGAAGAATGTCGAGATCCGGCAGGATACGGTTCTATCGAACCATGCCGTCTTTGCGTGTCAGACGTTGATCGCCTCCGACATTGCCAAGCTGCG